TTCAGCATGAAGCTAGACCTGATCTAGTTAATAGTTGGATGACATCAAGCGCAATTGTATCTAAGGTATGTGATAACACATATGAAACCTTAAATACGATTTATAATTTAATTTCTCCAGACGAAGTTAAAGTAAATGATACATCCCCACCATGATTTGATTATTGCTTATCTTGAAGATAAACAGATTCAATACAAAAGTATGTATGACTGGGTTGATGTACCCAAGTTGTCTAAAATGTCTGGAGCTATGCCTCCATTCCACCATAATGTAACATACAGGATTAAACCAGTTATTAAACCTGATGTTATCATTAAACAAAGAGTAAAGAGAATTGGTAAGGAAATCGTTATACGAGACTCAGAGCATTGGGAAAAAGACAATGTTGAGTTTGAGTTTGATGAGAGTACTGGTGAGTTAGTTTCTGTTAAATTAATTTAAGGAGTTAAGAATGCGTTTAGTTAAGACAATCACTCAATTTGTTTCTGGCACTAGAAAAATGTTTGAGTTGTACGAGGATGCTGTAATCGTCTCTGTAGAGGCATATACAACGGCATATGGTAAGCACATGATGAAGGCTATTGTTGATGGACGTATTTATACAGGTACGTTTAAACAAGAAGTGTTTGATATCATGACAATCAACATCGGTGTACCTGGCCCATTTGTTCTCTGGAACATTAATGGTAAAGGCTCTAAGATGATTAGCATTATTGAAGACCAATGGCAACGCCCTGAAATCAAATTTATCAAGAGGACTGCATGAAAGTATTAATTGGAGAGTACCGTGATGATGACCTCGATCGAGAGATTGATGTTACAATCGATAACTATGATGTGTGGAGTTTAGACCATACATTGGCATACATTATTCACCCTGCATTACTTCGACTCAAAGATGTAAAGCATGGAGCACCTAATGTAGATGACGATGATGTACCCGAACATTTAAAGAGTACATCTGCTCCACCTAAGAAGAACGACTGGGATACCGATGAGAATTGGTTCCTTCGTTGGGATTGGGTAATGGATCAAATGATCTGGTCATTTAGTACTAAGCTAGATGATAAACATGATTCACAGTTTTATTCTGGTGAGCATGATATCCAGTTCATTAAGTCAAATGAATATCCATTCTATTCAGAGATGGTTAGGGGTCCAAACGATACATTCAAGATTGATATGGAAGGCTTAGAGAAACATGAAGCCCGAATTCAAAATGGATTTAGGTTGTTTGGAAAGTATTATCAAGCTTTGTGGGATTAACTAATGGATGGACTTCTTTCGGCATTATTGCTAGCCTGTACCTTTGGATTAGGTTGGGTTTGGCAAGCAGCAACAATAGAGGTTGAATGTACTAAGCTAAATTCATTCTACGTTGGTAAAAATGTTTATGATTGTAAATTGAGGAATAAAAGTGAGTGATGGAGGAAAAGGATCTAAGCCACGTCCTTTAAGTGTGGCTCAAGAGCAGTACGATCAGAGGTGGGATTTGATCTTTGGTCGTGAGAAAGGTCAGAAAGAGCGTGATAAAGAGTTTGACAAGAGGCAGGATGCTTTAGAGAGAAAGGCAGATAATGCTAGAGCTTTAAAGTTAGACTATGACTAAAAAGGTTTTGTTAATACTATGACTTGGTGGATGTATCTTATTGGCATTGTCCATGTGGCAGTATATGTATGGGCTATTTGGGTTAAACGAAAATGAAAGTTAAAGAACTAATTGAACAGTTAAGTAAATTCGACCCTGAGTTAATGCTAGTTAAGGCAGGATACGAGGGTGGTATGGCTGATGTGACAGGCTCAGGATTGTGCCGTGTTAAATTAGACGTAAATGACGAATGGTGGATGGGTCCTCATGAACTATTATGGGATAGTATGGGGCCTGATGAGTCACTAACTGAAAAGGGTGTAAGAGCAGTATTCATTAGCTAAAACCACCCTAACGCACCAGGGGACGCTAAAGAGAAAGAGAGATCGAAAATGAACAAGATAGCACTTTTACTGCTACTTCTTTTTCCTCTGCAAGTGTCGAATATAGTCACACTTAGCAACTTTAACGATACACCCTTTAACATAGGGTATCAATCTAAGAAGGAAGTAGACTGTCTAGCTCGTAATATTTATCACGAAGCTAGAGGAGAGTCAATTAAGGGTCAGGTAGCAGTAGCTGCAGTGACAATTAATCGTCTCTTAGCACAGGGGTTTCCAACCTCTATATGTCAAGTAGTTTATCAACCTAATCAGTTCTCTTGGGTTAAACTACTAAAGAACCATACTCCAAAAGATAAGAAGCGGTATGAGCTTGCTCACGCAATAGCCGCTAACTATGTTAAGGGAAACTTAAAGGATCCTACAAATGGTTCTATATTCTACCATGCTCACTATGTCCTACCAAAGTGGGCTAAACGGGTTACTAAGACAGTAACAATCGGTAATCATGTATTTTATGCATGATCACTAAAAGACTCCCCTCCAGGGTACTCTTTGACTGCTCCTTCGGGGGTGGTTAGAGGGTACTCTGGAGGGGTAATTCTTTTTTTTTTTGTCAAAATGTACCCTAACGGACCAGGGGACGCTAAAGAGAGAGTCCCATCCAGAATGGCTCTGCCAAGGGGGATTTAGGGGGTTAATCTTAATATTATTTTAAGATTATATTTATTATTGTTGTTGTTATTAAAATAATATTATAAAATATTTTTAAAGGAGTACTTTTAAAGAGTACTTTAAAATATTATTTTATGTTCCATAATACAAGTGTAGAGGTACTATAGCTAACGCTGTAGAAGGTACTTCCCGATGTGTATGGTAATCTAAATTAAAGGAATTAAAATGGAATCAATCGTTCAAGTAGCTATTGTTGTGTTAAGTACTGGTGCCTTCTGGACCTACCTGCATAATAAAGATAAACAGCGTCAAGAGGCCCACGACCGCCTAACTGAACTTCTAATGTCTGAAGTTAAGAAGTTAGAGGGTAAAGTTGATAAGCTTCTAAAGGATAAAGAAGAGTTGTTGTCTATGATCTCTGACTTAAAGATCCAGCTTCATACGAATAATATCACACCTGTTGTTAAGGCTACCCCTGTTAAAACAGCACGAAAAACCAATAAATAAGGATACATTATGGACACTGATAATAAAGTGTCTTCATCTGACCCCACGAGTAAAGACTATAAAGCTAGGACTACTTATGGTCAGCGTGGAGGCTTACGACCTGGACAAGGACGTCCTAAGGGAACTACCACTATTTACTCTAAAGAGTCTGTTAAGAAACTACAGAGCTTAGGATTTGATCCTATTGAGAAGCTTGTGGATCACTACTACACAGTGCAAGCTAAGATTACTGCTATGGAGAATGGTGAGGCTAAGTACTCAGCTATTGCTCTAGCTAATCTATTGAACATTCAGACGAGTGTTATGAATACACTGATGAAGTATGGTTACAGACAGGTTCCTGAGAAGACTGAACAAGTAATTGAGGATAAGAAGCCTCTTAAAATTGTATTTACAAATGAATAACTAAGTATTCTTTTTCATGATAAATTAGTTTTATTGTTAGAAAGTATACATTTTAAAGGACTCAACATGAGAGTACAATCACCTGCTGAATATAGCATTACAAAGTACCAAGAGCAATACAATGCACTCAAGGAAGCTTCTGACAAAGTCTTCCAAGAAGGTCTTGCAGTGAAAGCAGATATTGTTAGGTTCTATGAGAAACTTGAAAATATAAAACATTATCATAAGAAGAAAGACATCATAACCGAGAGTAAGGTAGATGTAACAGTATAAATGTCAAATGAAATTAAATTACATAAAGGTCAGTCAGAAGTATTACGATATTTGTTCTCTGAGAAGGGTGGCACAAGATATGCTGCTACAGTAGCCTCTCGAGGTTTTGGTAAGAGTTATCTTGCTAGTGTTGCTGCTACAATGGCTGTACATGAACTACTAGAGATGCCTGAAGATACACCTAACAAGAATGTATCAATTATCTGTCCTACATATCAACAGTCGTTAGATATTTACTGGCCACTGTTAGCCTATAACTTAGGCTTAGAGGATTACGCTGAGAAGTCCTCCCAGACAGCTGGAACATTCTGGTTTCAGAATAATGTTAAGCTTAAATTATGGTCTTATGAAGCATCTGAGAGGATGCGAGGATCAGGTCAATACTTTGTTGTAGGTGATGAGGTCTCTGACTGGACAGGTCAACCAGGACTTAAAGAATCTTGGGAATCTATCATTCAACCTGCTATGACTACTCGTTGGGCAGGTAATCACAAAGCACTTATCATTGGTACTCCTAAAGGGATGAATTACTTTTATGATATGTGTAACTTTGAGACATTAGATAATCGATGGAAGACCTTTAGATATACTTATCGAGACTCTCCATTCTTGTCTGCTGAAGAGATCGAGAGGACTAAACGTCTAATTGACCCTATGAAGTTTGCTCGAGAGTATGAGTGTTCATTTGAGGACTCTGGTGCTAAAGTATTCTACATGTTTGATCGTAAGACTCACGTTACAGCTGATCTTCCATACTTCTCTAGCGATACTGCTAATAAAGAAGATGTTCATGTAGCTATTGACTTTAACATTGGTATTATGGCTGCTGTTGTGTTTGCTGTTAGAGCAGGACAGATTCATATTCTTGAAGATATGCAGAATGTACTTGATACTGAACAATTAGCTAAAAAGCTTAAGAGTCAATTCAAGGATAAAGGTCATAGGGTGTTTGCTTATCCAGACCCTGCAGGACGTGCTAGGAAGACTAGTGCTGTGGCAGGAGCCACTGACTTCTCTATTTTAGAGTCTCATGGGATTATCTGTAGAGCACATAAAGCTGCTCCTCCTATTGTTGACTCAGTAGCTGCTGTTAACCGTAAGTTTAAGAATGCTAATGGTGACATAGATATGTATGTACATCCACGAGCAGAGCATACTATTAGATCTCTTGAAAGAACTATCTGGGTTGAGAACAATCCAAATACAGCACAAATATCAAAGACAGAGAACATAGAACATTGGACAGATGCTCTTCGTTATGCTGTTGAATACTTATTCCCTGTTCGTTCAGGCACTAAGACAGTAACTAAAGGCTTTATGTTTTAAAGGCGAGGTAGCTCAATTAGTAGAGCAATGGGTTCATATCCCATGGCGTGTTGGTGCGATTCCAACCCTCGCAACCAATTAAGCGGATATGGTGTTAATGGCTAGCATCATAGCCTTCCAAGCTAGGGGTCTCGGTTCGAATCCGAGTATCCGCTCCATTATGCAGCAGGTATGCTATATAGTAAGCAATCAGATTGTGACTCTGATGAATAGGGTGCGAGTCCCTACCAGTCTGCCCAAACAATCTCTGTAAAGCGTTATCAGGTTGCGTACACGGTTTGGGGCCGTGTGGTCTAGGTTCAAATCCTAGTACAGAGACCAAAGAACCCACCTTAGGGCTGTTGTCGCTACAGTAAAAGGCGTCACTAGAGTGGTATAATTCAATAGGTAGAATCGAGGATTTAATCGCTTCGGAATGTGAGTTCGAGTCCCACTATCACTCTTCTTAACAAGGAACAACAATGTTTATATTAAAATACTTACCCTCGTGGTTATTCTATTTAACCCTATTTATAGGAATATTTGGAATTGTTATTGGCGAGAGGTTCATTAAATATAGACCAATCTTTATTGCACTTATGTTTGCATCTGTATTTATGATTGGTGTTATATCCAACAATAATTACTGGTTACTTAAGGTAGCTGAGTTAGAAACTGAGGTTGCTAAGTTAGAGGCAAAATCTGCTATTGTCAATACTAAGATAGTAACTAAAATAGTAACAAAAGAAAAGATTGTTAAAGAGGCTGCTGAGGCTCAGATCCAGTATGTTGATCGAGAAATTATTAAATACAATGATCAATGTAAGCTACCTCAAGAGGTTATCTCTATTCACAATAAGGCGGCTAAACAATGAAAGTACTATTAACACTACTATTGTTAGGTCTTACAGGTTGTTCTACTGTAGTGCCTGTAGTTGCTAAGTTTCCTGAAGCACCTAAAGAGCTTACTGTTCTTTGTGCTCCCTTAAAGGTAACTGGAGATAAGGCTGAATTATCTGACCTTACAAAGACTATTGTGACAAACTATTCAGAGTATCACCTATGTGCTAACCGTGTAGAAGGTTGGAATGAGTGGTATACACAACAAAAGAAACTTTTTGAGGCGCTTAAATGAATCTAACACTAGATCAACTTAAACAGCTTATTCCGAAGAACAAGCATGTCACATACTGGCATAATGCCTTAGAACAACTCCTACCAGACTATGGTATTGATAATGAGAGACGTATAGCAGCCTTTGTTGCTCAATGTGCTCATGAGTCAGGTGAGTTTACAATGATTAAAGAAAATCTCAACTATCGTTGGGAGACACTCCGTAAGATATTTCCTAAGTATTTCCCTAACGATGATTTGGCAAGACAATTCGCAGGTAAGCCTGAGATGATTGCTAACAAAGTCTATGCTAATCGTATGGGTAATGGGGATGAAGCCTCGGGTGATGGATATAGATACTCTGGTAGAGGTCTAATCCAATTAACAGGTAAAGATAATTACTTTTGGTTTGCTGAGTCTATTGGGATTACTCCTGAAGAGGCTAGTGAATACATGGGTACATTTGAGGGTGCTGCACAGTCAGCTTGTTGGTTCTGGGAAACTAACAACCTCAATAAGTGGGCAGATCAAGGCGATATAGAGACATTAACTAGAAAGATTAACGGAGGTACCATTGGTATCGAGGACCGTAAACGGCACTATGCACATGCATTACATGTACTAGGTGTGTAAATGTCTACTGTACTTCTTACCTTATTATTAGCAGGTTATGACCCTTCAATTCCTCTTTGTGAAAAGTGGACTTGGCAAGGACCACCATATAACCGCAAGGTCAAGTGTTTAAAGTGGCAACAAAAGAACAATGATCAAGCTAATAAAGGGAAAAGAAAATGATTGATCCGATGACAGCCCTAGCAGGTATACAATCTGCTATCTCAATGGTTAAGAAAGCTAGTAAAGTAGCTAATGACCTAGGTTCTCTTGCACCTATGATTGGCAAGATGTTTGATGCTAAGAGCACTGCCACTAAAGCCTTAATTGAAGCTAAAAGATCTGGCAAGGGTAATAATATGGGTACTGCTCTCCAGATTGAAATGGCTCTTGAGCAAGCTAGAGCTTTTGAAGAAGAACTTAAAATGCTATTTATGCAGACAGGTAAGATTGATGTCTGGAATAAAATTAAAGCTAGACAAGCTGAAATGGATCGTGATGATGCCATAGCCTTACGTAAGCTTAAAGACGCAGATAAGAAAGCTAAAGAACAAGAAGAGTATTATACACAAATAGCTATTGCTATTGGCGCTGTATTCTTTTTCCTATTCTTTATCTTTGTAGGTATTAATGAGCTTGGTGGTTTATGTGCCAAGGGTGGATGTGGACGATGAACGAATATCAGAAAACTGCAGATCTTTGTTTTAAGATAATTGCATACGGTATGATTGCTGTTTGGTTCCTAGGATTCCTAAAGTTCCTACCAAATGACCTCTCAGACAGAATCGTTAATGGCTTAATTGCCAAGTTCCTACCTTTCTAAGGATTACTATGACAGAAGTAAAACCACTAAGCAGAAGCGAAAGAGAAGCTCAAATCAAGGACAAAGCAGGATGGGTAATCACTGTTATTGCTTGTCTACTAGCCGCTAATACATATATTGCTAATACCTTTAGTAGTAAGTCTATGACTAATCTAATTAAGGCTAATGATACATACAGCTTCTATCAGGCTAAATCTATTAAGCAGTCTATTGCTGAAGGGCAATTAGAGGATGCTAAAGATCCTAAGCGCATAGCACAACTAAAGGCTAAGATTGAGCGTTATGAGAGTGAACCTAAGACAGGTGAAGGCAAGAAAGAACTATTAGCCAAAGCTCGTAAGCTAGAGGCTGAGAGAGATGAAGCTAAACTACACTCACCATGGTTAACCTTCTCAGGTATGGCTCTACAGTTTGCTATTGTACTACTTAGTGCATCTATCTTAGCAGTAAGCATGAAGATGTTTAAATGGTCTATTGCTGTTAGTACCTTTGGTGCTTTATTATTAAGTCAAGGCATATGGCTCTGGCTACCTATAACAATTTAAGGATTCCTTATGGCAGAAGAAATTAAAGATACAGAACCCAAGAAGGAAGAAGAAAGTTGGATGCAAAAGAAATGGCGTCCATTAATGGCTATGATGTACATGTGTGTATGTGCATGTGACTTTATTGTGTTCCCAATTGGATTTACAATTGTACAATTCTGGGAAGTAGCTATTCAGAATGATGCCTTTAGACAGTGGCAACCATTAACTCTTCAGGGTGGTGGATTGTTCCATATGGCTATGGGTGCTGTTCTAGGTATTACTGCATGGTCTAGAGGTCAAGAGAAGATGGCAGGTGTCTCTTCAGGGCCACAACCAAGTCAACCTATGAGTATGCCTATGGGACAAGCTCCAATGCAGCAGTATGATGCACCTATGACTGGCGTCAGCCTCCAACAGCAACGTACAGTCACTCAAACTACTGTAACTACAGGTTATGGTGGTAAACTTGCGCCTCCTCCTCCAGAACATCCTCCTATTTAAAGGATACAAATGAATAAGTTAGCACTATTATTTGCTCTTATGTTTGTTGTTCCTACTGTTTATTCAGCTGAACCAACAACAAAGAAAGTCTGTAAAGAGTCTAAGGACGCTAAAACAGGCAAAACAAAAGAGATCTGTAAAGAGATCAAAACACATAAAAAGCTAGAGGGTACACAAGTACCTCCTAAGAAATAAAGGGATATTATGATAACAGCAATATTATGTACCGCTATCGGTATTGTTATTGGTTGGCATGTGCCACAACCATCATGGGCAATCAGCCTACAAGAAAAGCTAGTATCGAAGTTCAAGAAGTAATTAAGGACTAACCCACATGAATAAAACCCGTAGAGTTCCACGTAAACAAGCCCAAGTAACACAACTTGAGGAATACCAATCTAATGTTAAAATTATTAAGGCTCCAAAGCCATTTCACGTACAACCAAAGAATGAGAAACAAGATAACTTACTTACTGCAATTCGTCACTATCCTATCACTGTCACTATTGGGTGCGCTGGTACAGGTAAAACTTATTGCTCCTCATCTATGGTAGCATCTCTGTTCTTAACAGGGAAGTACGATAAAATAATTTTAAGTAGAGCTAACGTAGCTACGGGAAAATCATTAGGACATTTTCCAGGGACCATCGCTGATAAGATGGCTCCTTGGTTAATGCCCATTACAAGCGTTTTAGAGAAGTCTTTCGGGTTAGGCTTCTATCAATACCTTGTAAATAAAGGTTCAATCGAGATCCAACCACTTGAAACTATTCGTGGTCGATCTTATGAAAACTCACTTGTCATTGTAGACGAGTGTCAGAATTTAACATTTGAAGAGTTAAAGGCTATCACAACACGCCTTGGTGAAAACTCTAAAATGGTCCTCTGTGGCGATCCTGCTCAGAGTGACATTAATAGTGGTAAGGACATTCTTAAATTTGTCCACCTATGCAAGAAACATAACATTGACATTCCTATCATCGAGTTTGGTGTAGACGATATTGTTCGCTCAGACATCGTTGCGAAGATTGTTAGGATGCTTATGGAGGAGAAACTTTAAATGGCAAACCTAACAACGACACCTTCAAAGGCTAAGACAAAGAGCCTAGGTGATCCTAATGCATCGTATGAATCGATGCGCCCTATATGGGAAAAGTCAAGAGCGGTATTAAATGGTCAGGCTCATGCAAGAGCTTATGACAATACAATTGATCCAGTAAACTTTAGTAATCTATTGTTGCCATTCTCACCCACAATGAGTCCACAACAGTATAACTTCTATCGTGCTGAGGGTGAACTTCCTGGTTTAACAGCGCAATATGCTAAAGTACTAGTTGGTGGTCTATTAAGAAAACAAGCTAGCTTAGAATTACCTGATAATATGTTTCCTGAAGGAACTGAAGATTGGATTCGTAATTCTTTTGGTGCTGATGGTACTTCACTACATGGTTTCTTAGATGCAGCTATCTGGGAAGAATTACAAACATCTCGTGCATGGTGTTTAGTAGACTACCCTACAGTAGCTAATCCAGATGCTCTTACTGTGGAAGAAGCTAAGGCTCTCTCACCATATGTAATGCTTATCCAAGCAGAGAACATTATTAACTGGCGTAGAGGTCAAGACCGTAATACTAATAAACAAGTACTTACTAGTTTAGTGTTCCGTTACTACATGGAAGACTACTCTAAAAACGCTTTCCATCCAGACTATGTAGACACAGTTACACACTACTACTTAGATGATTCTGGTTTACTTGTTATTGATACCTATACACGAGATACTAACGAATCACTTGATGTGATCAATGGTAGCGTAACCTCCAAGTATCAGACAGATAACGCTAATGCAGCATGGACAAAGACACGCACAGAAATTCCATTAATGAATGGTGAGCGAATGAATTTCATTCCCGCATTTCCTCTTAATGGTCAGATTGACCCTATTGAACCAATCTTGCAATCATTAATTGATCGTGAGATTGCTCTATACAATAAGATCTCTCGTAGAAACCATTTACTATATGGTGCTGCTACTTACACTCCAGTAGTTATGTCAGATATGACTGATGAAGAGTTTGAGACTATTGTAGAGGCAGGTCTAGGTTCATGGATTAAGCTTCGTGCTGGAGATGATATCAAAGCACTCGATACACCAACAGGTGCATTAAAAGATATGGAGGCAAGTATTGCCGCTACTATCGAAGAGATGGCTCGTATGGGTATTCGTATGCTTTCACCTGAAGGCTCCTCTGGAGAGTCTGGTGTTAGCCTAGAGATTCGTAATGCTGCTCAGACAGCACAACTAGGTATGTTAAATACCCGTATCTCTGAGACTATGAGACAGATTATTACAATCATGCTCAAATGGAAATATAACGTAGATGTACTTCCAACTGATATTAATTTCACACTTAGTGCTGACTTTAATCCTACACCAGTAGGTGCAGATTGGATGAGACTAGTTACAGAGTGGTACCAACAAGGTATTATTCCACGTTCTACATTTATCTCTATTGCTAAGTTCAATGATGTACTACCTTCAGAATACAATGATGAAGATGGTGTAGCAGAGATTCAGAGTGATCCATTAGTAGATACTATGGCAACTCGTATTGACTCTAACATTACTGAACCTAACAATGTAGACGACAATAATCGTAACGACAACACTGTATAATACGGGCATCCTTGATGCATATATTATATGGTATCAAGGGAACATATGCCAACTCCTATTAATACGGAAATTTATGACAGAATTGTACAGCACTTAGCTGATACAAGATTATATGAAGCGGAGACCTCTACTAATGTTAGTAGGGGCATCCGTAGACACCAGAAAAGACTAAAGATACTTTTATCTAAGAATATTAAGGCAGACGTCAAGCCAGAGGTAACTCGAGCAACTAAAGAGTTGCACATGATCGCTAAAAATTCAGTTAGTGATTATGCTGATGCCTCAGTAAGCTTTCATGCTAATAACTTAGAGAAGAGTGCTGGTTCATTTTTCAGGGTTCAGAAACCAAGAGGTAGCGATGCTATTCCTGTTTTAATTGGACCTAATATTACTGCTTCAAGAACTTTAAAAGATCATTTTGACAGCATTGGTAGTAATGAATTGGCTAGGATTGATGGAAAGATTAAATCAGGTTTAGCAGACAATAAACCAGTTAAAGAAATTATAGCTGATGTTATTAAAACTACTAGCATGACAGAGGTTCAAGCCAAAGTCTTAGTTAGGACTGCTATTACAAATACACAATCACAAGCTATTAACTTAGTGATGGATCGTAATACTGAGCTTCTAAAAGGGTACCGATTTACTGCTGTTCTGGATAATAGAACATCAAAAGTCTGTGCTCACCATGATGGTATGGTTTATAAGGTTGATGACTTAAGGTATAGACCTCCACTACACTGGAATTGCCGAAGCTCAATGGTTCCTGTATTGAAAAATAAAGAAGAACTTTTGAAAGCAGCTGAAGAGGCTGAATCAAGAGTTAAATTAAATAAATTAAAAGATACGTCTGAGAATGTATTAGATGGTAGTCCTCCTCCTGTTGAAACATATGGCACTTGGCTTAAACGACAGTCAATGAAAATCCAGGTTCAGCATTTAGGTAGTGAAGAGCGTGCTGGTTTACTCCAAAAGGGTATTCTAGATGTTAAAGCTTTTACTACGGCTAAAGGGCAACAATTAAGTATTGCAGCATTAAGGAAACTTGATAATGCAAGAACAATGTTTTACCCCACACGGCAGTCTGCAGTGGCTGCTGTCGAGTCAGATCAATTAGTTGTTAATGTTGCTAAACCTTATGAACTAATTAGAAGTACAGAGGCTACCAATCAGTTAAAGGCAATGTATATTGCTGATACAGAGAATACTTCTCAGACACTATCTCTTGTAGACTATCGTGGTACTACCTTACAAGGTAAACGATCAGTTCGTATTAGAGCTAACAATGAGTTTGATGAACGTAATAATAGTTTTGATCCCTTTACTGGTGAACAAACATCTACATTACTTTATGACCCAGACTTTGGTGTACTCCAAGAACGACTAGACTTTATTAAGAACTCTAAGGCACTAAATCAAGAGCAAAAAGCTTGGATACAACAATTTGTTGAGAGCCTAGACGATTCAGTATCAGTAAATCAACAGACTGCTATTGCTGAGAAT